GCAGCTCTTTCCTGCCGCTCATCTCCTACTCGCTCGCAAGCGCGATCATCAACGTGCCGAGGCCGCACTGGTCGCCCTGACCACAGGCAGGAGGAATTAATGCGTGCCCCGCTAAGACACGCCATCGTCGCCTTGCGCGCGGCCGGCCTCGAGGTGGACCGCATCTATCAGGCCGGTCGGCATACCGAGGTGCATTTCAACGGCAACGGCCTCGTTCGCGTCCACCGCGGCAATCGCGTGAATCCGGTGTTTGAAAGAAACCTCCGGACGATCATCCGAAAACATCTCCGGGCCACGCCATGAAAATCATCACGGCCGACGAACGGTTGAGCGAAAAAGCCGGCGGCAAGATTTTGATCATCGGCCCGAGCGGCGTCGGCAAGACATCTCTGCTGCGCACCCTGTTCGCCGAGATGCGGGCCTCGACCTTGTTCGTCGATATCGAGGCGGGCGACATCGCAGTCGCGGACCTGCCGGTCGCAAGCGTGCGGCCGCGTACATGGCAAGAGTGTCGTGACATCGCCTGTGTCCTCGGCGGCCCCAATCCGGCATTGCCGGCAACCGTCGCCTACAGCGAGGCCCACTACAACGAAGTCACGAAGAACGCCGAGCTCGCACGGCTCGCGTCCTACCAAATCCTTTTCGTTGATAGCCTGACCGCAGCTGGGCGGCTCTGTTTCACCTGGTCGGAGCAACAGCCGGAGGCATTCACCGATCGGGGCCGCAAAGACCTGCGCATGGTCTACGGGCTGCACGCGCGCGGCATGCTCGGTTGGCTCAATCAGCTGCAGCATGCGCGTGAGCGCACTGTGATCTTCGTGGCAGTGCTGGAGAAAAACACCGACGAGCTGAATGTCGCAACCTGGCAGCCGCAGATCGAGGGCGCAAAGACTGGTCGTGAGCTGCCCGCGATTGTCGACGAAATCGTCACCATGAATTGGGTGGATTTTGGTGATCGCAAACCCGTGCGCGCATTTGTGTGCACGAATCCGAATCCGTGGGGCTATCCCGCAAAAGATCGCTCCGGCCGGCTCGAACAGCTGGAGCCACCAGACCTTGGCGCGCTGATCACAAAGTTGATCGGTCCCGGTCAACGCAAACCCTTCATCACCGTGTCTTCACCCGAGCAATCCGCTCAAACTCAGGGAGGCTAATCATGCCCTACGACTATTCCGAAGTTCCCCAACAGTCCGCGCCGATTCCGCACGGCACCGTCGCTAGCGTCGGTATGCATATTAAGGCCGGCAGTGTCGGCGAAGATGGCATGCTCACGCGCAGCAAGGACGGCGGCTGCGAAATGCTCAATGCCAACTTCACCGTCCTCGACGGGCCGCACGCCAAGCGCAAGTTCTTTCAGAACTTCGTGCTGAATGGCACGACCGACGGTCATGCCACGGCCGCGGACATCAGCCGCCGCACCTTGCGGGCCATCATCGAGAGCGCGCGCGGGATCAAGCCCGACGACATCAGCCCGGAAGCGCGTGCACAGCGCACGGTGAGCCTCAAGGACTTCGACGGCATGAACTTCAGGGCGAAGATCGGTGTCGAGGCGGGCGACGGGAACTACCCCGACAGGAATTTTATCGCCAGCGTGATCACGCCCAATAACAAGGATTGGCACCCGATCGAGCAGTCGCCGCCCTTCAATGGCGGAGGTAGCGCTGCCTCACCCAGTACGGCACCCAGTGCAGCGCCGGTGGCGCGGCCGGGGTGGGCGTCGTGAGGAGGATCCGCGCCGTCGGAGAGGTCACGCTCTCCGCCATCGAGGACCAGTGGCAGCGGGACGCCACCGCTGCCGCCATCGCCGCCGCGCGTGGGGTCGTCCAGATGGACGGTCCCATTCCACCCGGCACGCCGATCGGACGGCTCTCGGATACCGAGTGGGGATGGATCCTCGCCGCCATGCTGTTCGCCTGGATCGGCAAGCGCGCCGAACAGGCCGCCACCGAACAACTCGACACCGAGCAGATGATCAGGATGACCGCGCTCGACCCGCAGCCATGGGACACCGGTGCGTGCGCGGCGATCCTGCCTGAGCTTGCTGGCGGCTGCGCCGAGCTCGATTGGTCGAAGCCTCTGACCGAGTGGTCGCGCGAGGACATCACGACGTTCCTGCTCAAGGCCATGTCGCTGGTCCGCAAGGCCCAGATTGCGCGTGATCTAAGCGACAAGGGCGTCTCGAGAAAATCAAACGCAAGTGTAATTGCACGGCAAGCCAATGCTGCGGCGGGAGGCCCATTGATGGACCCAACCGAACTCAACGACGAGCTTGGAATCTAAACGGACATTGACGGAGCGTTCCTGTGCTCAACCTTAATCGCGCTTCACTAGCCCTCGAACCGGTCAATGTCGCCGTCAATGATGCGATCGAGCGGGCAGCAGCGACACAAGCCGAGCTGCCGCGGCCGTACCTGGGCGCAAGCATCGTCGGAGACGAATGCTTGCGCAAGGTGCAGTATTCATGGTGGTGCAAGCCTGTGCTCGCGGCGAGGACGCGCGAGATCTTTGAACGCGGACACTTTTTTGAGGCGCGTGCGCGCCAGCGTTTGATCGCGGCTGGTTTCAAGTTCGCACCACCAGAAGCACTCGCCTTCAGTGCCGCTGATGGTGCGCTGCGCGGGCACGCTGACGGAATTATTATTCACGGCCCCGACCTACCGGGCACCTATGTGATCTATCCATTCTTATGGGAGCACAAGGCGATTAACGCCAAGAACTGGCGCGCGCTCGAGCGCGACGGACTCGAAAAGGCATTTCCCCAGTACGCAGCGCAAGTCGCACTTTATCAGGCGTATCTCGACGTCACCGATCCCGCGCTGTTCACCGCTACCAACGCCGATACCTGCGAGCAGTTGCACTTCCTTGTGCCGTTCAATGCTGAGCGGGCACAGGAATGGAGTGACCGCGCCGTCACCATTATCGAGGCAACGCGCGCCGGGGAATTGCTGCCGCGCGGCTACGACGATCCCCAGGACTGGCATTGCCGCATTTGCAGTCATCGCGAGCGGTGTTGGGGGGTCAAATGATTAACGAGGCCCAAGACCGTGTTGTGAAGCTTACTGATGGCATCTTAGCAATCCTGGCTGGCGCCGATAGCGCCGAGGCGGACACCGCTCTGACGCTGGCCGTGGTCGCATCGATGTGTATGGGCGCTCCCGATGCGGCGACGCGTCTTCAAGCAGCGAATGTATTCACGCAGCAGGTACGTGAGCTCATCCAGCGCGAGGATATCGTTGAGTGGATCAAGGCTTCGATCATTTGGGCACCGCGAGCGGGGAGGGGGTGAGCCGATGGCATCGTTGCCGCGCGAACTCACCACCCGGGAAAACGATCGTCACGGCTCCGAGCTTGGCGACGTTATCCGGCAACTGGCATCGGACAACGAGAATATAGCCTGGACTGCCCTGCGCACGATGGCGCGTAAATTAGAGAACTACAGCTGCACCTTTCTCGATCTCGCCGAGCATATCGAGAATGGCGGCGGCGGACTAAACGACGACGACAAGCAGAAGATCCGCAACGAGATCGAGAGGGCGCACGCCATCGGTTACGCCGAGGGGGTGCAGGCGGCAGAGGCCAGGCAGCACGGCACCGGTGCGTTCCGCAACACCGATGGAGCGCTCGAGTGGAGCGAGGTTGCACTCTATCTGCAGCGCCAGAAGCAGCGGCTGCCGAGCAAGCATCACGAGTTCGTCGACGACATGGCATCGCGCACTGTGTACGGGCGCGAGCCGACGCCGAAGCAGCATCAGTATTTGCACAGTCTGTTCTATAAGCTCGGAGGGAAGATTGCATGAGTGCGCAAATCGACGAAGCGACGGTGCGCCAATTTATCAAGCTCATCAGCACTCACGTGCAACAGGCAATCAACGGTGCCGGTCCGCCCGGTGTGCTGCAAATCTGCCGCATCAGCCCGATTGACGAGAGTGTTGTTCCTAACCGTTTCACACCCGACGATATTGAGAACATGGTCAAGACCGCTATCGGCGACGCGGCCAACGGTTTCAACATCTACATCGAAGCGCGTACGGTGCGCTCCGACCTGCGCGGCAATCTGCGCGGCAGCCTCGAAGACACCGCCTGGGTGTTCGGACTCGTTGCCGACAGTGACGCCGACAAGGGCAAGGGTGGCAACATCAAGATACGCCCGAGCCTCGTGATCGAGACCTCGCCCGGAAATTTTCACTACTGGTATCTGTTCACGCGCGCCATTCCGGCGGCACAGGCGAGGCTGATCGGCGAAGTCATCCGCGCAAATTCCGGCACCGATCAGGACACTGGGGTGGTGACCCAGTGCTATCGTGTGGCCGGAACGCCGAATTATCCCTCCTCCAGCAAGCAGGCACGTGGTCGGATTAATGTCGAGCCCACGCGCATCTCCGAATGGACCGGGCGACTGTGGGATCCTGATGAACTGTTAAAAGCATTTCAGGACATCGTAACCGCGGCAGCGACTATGCCGTCGGGCGGTGCCACCGATGAAACGACCTTGCCTGACGATCTGTTGCAGGACATTCGCGATGGCGGTGTGGGTAGAGGAAACGACAAGACCCGATCGGCCCTGTTCCAGTCTGTGATTGGTCAACTCAAGCGCCGGCACTGGAGCGCCGAGGATATTACCAAGCTGCTCGAGAAGTATCCGAACGGAGTTGGGGTCAAATACCATAAGCGCCTGCGCAAGGAAGTGGACCGCTCCTACAATGCCGCAGGTGGACCATCAGCAGCAGGCACAGCAGCGACATCGGGAGTGGCACCGAGCGCAGGGGCGACGCCAGGGGCGGGAACCGCCCCGGGAGCAGCACCCGGAATAAGCCCCCAACCGGCTCCGCATATTCTGACGTCGATCTTAAGGCCGGACAACTTCCCGACATCGTTCGTAGGACCGAGCGCGCGCTATTGTCTGCCGGCACCCCAATCTTCTCACGCGCCGGCAAGCTTGTCTATCCGACCGTCGAAACGACGACCGCAGCCGACGGCCGCAAGACCGCCACGGCAACACTGTGCGAGTTCGACGCCGATTCGCTTTTGGAACCGGTGGCCGAAGCTGCCATCTATCGACGCTTCAGCGTCAGGCGAAACAACTGGGTCGACGCCGATCCGCCGCTGCAGCTGGTGCGTATGCTGCTGGCGCGCAATCGGCGTTGGGCCTTCCCGCATGTGAGCGGCATCATCACCACCCCGACGCTGCGCTGCGACGGCTCGTTGCTGGCGAGCCCTGGATATGATCCGCGTACGGAGCTTTATCTCCTGCCCGGTCTGCAGCTGCCGCCAATCCCCGAGCGCCCGACCCGCGCAGAGGCAGAGAAGGAGCTCGCAACGCTCAAGGATCTACTTTCGGAGTTCACTTTCAAGCGCAAAGAGCTCGATTGCTCGGTCGCACTCTCAGCGTTGCTGACGGCTCAGCTGCGCGGATCAATGGCTACGGCACCAATCCACCTCGCCGCCGCTGACACATCGGGGACGGGTAAGAGCTACCTATTTGACGTTATCGCCGCGATCGTGAATGGCCGCTACTGTCCGGTCATTTCGGTCGCGGAGAGCAAGGAAGAGTTTGAAAAGCAGCTTGGGTCGATCCTCCTCAGCGGCGCGCCTATCGTCTCGCTCGACAACTGCGATCGCGACCTCGGTGGCAACCTGCTGTGCCAGCTGACCGAGCGGCCGATGGTCAAGATCCGGCTGATGCGCACCAACGATATGCCGGAGTGTGAGTCCCACACCGCGGTTTCCGCTACCGGCAACAACATCGCATTCAAGCGCGATATGCTTCGCCGTGGATTAACCTGCAACCTCGAAGCGCAGGACGAGCGCCCAGAGCTACGTGTCTTCAAGCGTGACGCCTTCGAAGTCGCGCTCGCCAATCGGGGCACCTATGTCGTGGCCGGCCTGACCATCGTGCGTGCCTATTTCACGGCAGGGGCGCCACAAGTTTGTGGGCCACTGGGAAGCTATGCGGCCTGGTCGCGGATGGTGCGTAGCCCCCTGGTGTGGCTGGGCGAGGCGGATCCGGTCGTGAGCATGGAGGAGGCGCGCGAGGAGGATTGGGACCTCGGCAATATCCGCGAGTTTTTCACGCTATGGCTCGCTTACGGCCTCGACCTCGACGAGGATCACACGACCGCGGAAATCGTCGAGGTCCGCCGGTCTTCAAGCAGCTGCTGCTGCGCGTGGCGGCAGTCAAGGATGCCCCCGGCACAGTGTCGCCAGAGCGTCTTGGCCATTGGCTACGTCGAATCAGTGGACGTGTCGTCAGCCTGGCCAATGCGGATGGGGAACCACATCGATATCGACTGATCAAGCGACAAGGGCCGCGTTGGCGCCCCTGCTTTCGGCTGCTCGAGGTCAAATCGAACAACCAATAGCCGCCGGGTTTGCCGGGATCGCCGGGGTGCTCTCCTTTGTTATGTGTAACTAGCAGTCTCTATCTGCTGCGACTCACACTCATTGAAAGGAATCAACACGGCAATCCCGGCAAACCCGGCGCAAGGAGTCTAGCTATGACGAGCAATCCTGGGCAAAAGGCGCCCGTTTCGACAAAAAATGAGGGCGACTCGGCCGTTTCAGTAAAAAATAAGGTCGATTCGGCCACTTCGACAAAAAACAAGGTCGACTCCGCTTCGACAAAAAACAAGGTTTCGACAAAAAACGAGGTCAACTCCGTTTCAGCAAAAAACGACACCTATTCAGGCACTTCGACAAAAAACGAGGTCAACTCCGTTTCAGCAAAAAACGAGGTCGATAGCTTCCTCGCCGAGCTTCGAGGCCGTACCGCAGCCCCAGCAGGACCACGCGGGCGCCTGATCTTCGCCCTCGACGCTACCGCCTCGAGGCAGCCGACCTGGGACACCGCCTGCACCCTCCAAGCCGAGATGTTCCGGGAAGCCGCAACCGCCGGCGGTCTCGATATGCAGCTGGTCTACTACCGCGGACTCGAGGAATGCCGGGCCTCACACTGGATGTCGGACTCCGGACGGCTGGCCAAAACCATGTCCCAGATCATGTGTAACGCCGGACATACCCAGATCGAAAAGATCCTCATCCACGCCGCTAAGGAAACCAAGCTGCTCAAGGTCAGCGCCCTGGTCTTCATCAGCGATGCCCTCGAGGAAAGCCCCGACATCGTCCTGGGCGCAGCCAGCGCCCTGGGTCGCCTCGGCGTGCCGGCTTTCATGTTCCAGGAGGGTGACGCTCGCCCGGTCGAGCAGACGTTTCGCGACGTGGCGCGGCTAACCAAGGGCGCCTATTGCCGCTTCAATCCCGGTGCCGCGCGTCAGTTAGCCGAGCTCCTGCGTGCCGTGGCAGTCTATGCTGTTGGCGGAATGCCCGCGCTCGCTGCACGCGGCGATGCCAGCGCCGTCAAGCTGCTTGGTCAGCTGCGGTGAACACTCCGGCACGGAGAATTACGATTGAATGGGAGGAACCAATGAAATCATTCCATGAACAGCCCCGCCATCTGGGTTTGGCGGGCGAACGCTGCCCCGTCTGTGGCGAGCCGATCGAAACCTTGCTCAGCTCCAAAGGGCGCAACCCCATACGCTGCTGCTGGAAATGCGAGGTTGAACGAGTCGCAGAGGAAACCAAGCGGGAGGAGATGATGGAAGCGTTCTACTATTCTCAGATCGAGAAAGACTAGTGTGCTGTGTGGGTTTTTCAAATATTCGGGCCGGCCCCAAAAAATATCCCAAAAAATATTTTGGATATCCCGGCCGGTGCTAAAAATGGGCGTTTAGAATTAATATTTATTCGGCGCGATCGATAAGTCTCAAAATACGGTTTCTTCGGCTTCATCTCGTAAAATCACCGATTTATATGGGGCATGTAAAAATCCAGAGCGGCTGCAAAAAATTCCCTCCGCTGTTAGGGAGGGGCGGGACACCATGCTTACATTTCCGGGGTGTGTCGCGGGAGCGCCCAGAACCAGCGGCCGTTGGGTTTGCCTTTGCCTCCCTCTTTGAAAGCTACAATCCTCAATTGCCCTCTGCTGCGACTGAGTTGCTTTTTGCTGAGCCCGTGCGCTGCGCCTCGTTCTTCGATGATGGTTGTCGGCACAGGTCCGTTTGCCAGAACGTCCAGCAGGAGGGTCCTTGAGTCGGCTCTTCTTTGTGGTTGCTCGACGGCTTCGGTCGGGGTTGATCGCCTCAACCGGTTAAACAGGTTCACCGCCGCGATCCTCTTTTTCTGCTGGGATCATGAAGCCGGGCACTGGAGTGGGTGTGACGTCGATGATCTTGTCGTCGGCTGGGGTGGGCCGGATCGGCTTGTCAAATACAAGTTTGGAATCTCCTCCCATATTTATCGTTACAATCACCCTGTCTTCGTCTGCCGGGTTTCGCTGTGATCCTGGGTCAGCAAGCGCGTCCAGCGTCTTAATTGCATCGACCTTGTGACGTGCGTTTGCTTTGGCGTCCATCATGATCCCGTCGAGCACATCTGGAGCTTTCGTTACGAGTTGTTGCGAGCGTTCTCTTTTATAAGAGCCATCTCTGATTCGGCGGGTCTTCTCTTCCTCGATGGTTCGGGCGAGCTCGTCGTCGCTCCCCAAACTCTCCCAGGTGCTCTCGTCAAAGCGCCATTTTTTCCGCACGTCTTTTTCGGAGAGCAGTCCTTCTGCGAAGCGCGCGCAATCGGCGACCAGCTCGTAGTTGTCCCGCAGAGCTGGCAGGGATTTGGGCTGATCGAGTTGCTGTCGCTCGGCGAGTCGCTTCTGCAGCTGTTCGACCTGGCGTTTGAGGCGCTCGAGCTCTTCCTGCGCGTTCATCGGGAGCCTCCGTCTCGGTGGCCTCGGCCGCCGGTTTGGGCAGCCGAGGTTTTAGCCCGAGGCCCTGATTGAGTGGTTCAGTCTCTTCATGGCCAGGCTGGGCGTAGTGTAGCACACGCGCTGTGACGCTAGTAACGGAGCTGGCAATGGATCGGGAGAGGGCTGCGCTGGAGGCGGGCTGGCGTTTCTTCCTGGCGCAACAGGGTGACACGCCATTCGCAGAGGTGGTTGCGACTATCCGCGCTCAGTGTCCGAGCGTTGGAGTCGAACGTATTCGTGCCGAATTTAGGCAACGGCTGCGCGCGTGGTGCGGCCTGGCGGTAGCAGAATTCGAGCGGCCGGTGAGGGGCGAGAATAGCCGCGCGGATCGGACGGTCTTCGCCTCCGAAATGGGGCTTTCTTGATTATTGCGGTTAACCGCTTCGTTGGTTACTGCGTGAGCCGCTGACGCACCCTGGTCACCGTCACGGCTGACCATGGCCGTCCGCTAGCCGTCGGAACTCCGCGTTCGTTGAGCGCTCGAGCAGCGGCCCGGTGTCCGAGGTCGGCGAGCTCTTTGAACACCAGTCGCAAGGCTTCGGCGCGTCCTTCGGCTTCGGCTTGGAGCTCGCGGCCCTTGTCGCGCAGTCCGCCGATGATCACGCCGCGGGCCCGCGCAGCAGCCAGTGCGTCTTTGGTGCGGCGTGAGATGAGCGCGCGTTCTTTCTCGGCGAGTGCGGCGTAGAGGTGCAACAGGAACGGGTCCGTATCGGCGCCCAGTTCGGCGACGATGAAGGGGACGCGGTGCTTCATCAGTCCGCTGATGTAATGCACATCGCGGGAGAGCCGGTCGAGTTTGGCGCAGATGATTGGCGCTTTGAGCTTGCGTGCGCGTTCGATCGCCGCCTTTAGCTGCGGCCGGTCATCATCCGCGCCGCTCTCGGTCTCGGTGAACGTCTCGAGGAGCTTGAATGCTTCGGCCTCGCAGAACTTCGCCAGTGCAGTCTGCTGGGCCTCCAATCCGAGGCCGCTGCGTCCTTGCTTGTGCGTCGACACGCGGATGTATCCGATTGCGGGCTTCATCACCGGTTCCTTTGTGACCTGTCACCGAGCGGTGATGTGTTACAAAAGACCGTGTCACTAGTCAAGGGGCTTGTTACAGCCTTGTTCGGAAAGAACCCTCCGCGTTGATTGGGTAAAAGAGCCGCGCCGGAATGGGTCAGCTGGCAGAGGCCGTGGCGGCGCTATCGTGGGTGAGCTGGGTGCGGCCCAAAAGAAGCCCCGGCGACGGGGCCGGGGCCGAGGCAACAAGAACCTTGGGGAGAGCGGGGGTTATCCGATTTGCGTCGGTGCGGCGCAAGGTTTTCCGTCACTAGAGTGCCTTCCGCTGTCCTTGTAGAGGTCACCCCTGCGTTGTTCCGGAACGAGGCTGCCGGTGTAGTCGGTACCAACCTGGAAGCCACTCCTGGACCGATGATCCGCTCCGTCTGCCGGTCCATCTGGCCAAGCCCCATCGAAACCGCCGTTGCGCCGGATGGTGTCGGTGCTGTTCCGAGCGGCATTCTTGGTTTCAGCGTTTCGCAGTTTCATTCTTGAGCGCGTCGCCGTGTTGCTGCTGAACGCGCGCGAGCGTCGGCGTCGGGGGCGGAGAACCTGCGGCGGCTATGGATGGCCGACCGGTAGGGGGCTTGGACAGCCGGGTACCCCCTAGTCCTTATTAACCTGTATCAAAAATATCTCGGACTTAAAAACTCGCGGGGAGCTGGTGATATTTTCGGTTTTCCGATTTGTTGCAGCACTAGCACTACTTTGGCAGATTTTTCGCGGGCACGGGATTCCCAAATCACTTTTTCTGTGACTCATGGGTGGTCGGCTTTTTGGAGGGGCCGACC